TCCTTTTTTAAATTTTAAAGAAGAAGATGGCATATCAAAATTTGATGTGTCTATTTTAAATAGATTACAAGATGAAGTTTTAATGCCGTCTTTTAAAAATTTTTGTGATAAAGCTAATTATAATTTTTATGGTGCTGATTTAATAGTAAGATCGTGGTTTGTTAAATATGACAAAAATGCTTTTCAGGAACTACACACACACGGCGGCACTATTTTAACACAAGTATATTTTGTTAAAGTACCTAAAGATTTAAAATTTATAGGTACTCAACCTCAAAGACACGAAGGTAGTTTAGTAATATCAAATACAAAAACGGATTGGGATGGTTTGAGAACTGCATACATTAAACCTGAAGAAGGTAAATTAGTAACATTCCCTGCCGAATATCCTCATTACACACTTCCTATTGTAAGTGATGATGAAAGATATGTGATAGTACAGGACATTTATGGAAAAAAAATCTAGTAGAAAATACGCATTTGTACAAAGAGAAGGTGATGACTTTACTTGTATAAAGTTATTAGAGGGTAAATATAAAGGTGTAATATACAAATATGGTAATGTAGGATTTGCTAAAGATGAAAATTCTGATGGTACTTTACCTATGAAGTTTGATTATGATATTGTATTTAATCCACACGAAGAAACCAGCATTGACAAACAAGAGTTTATAGATTATATTGGTGATATATTAATAGAACAATTAGAGAAACAGGTAAATAATGGCACAGCAATCATTGACAAATAACGAGAGAATAGAACTTACAATATTAAGAAATCTTATATTCAATGAAGATTACACAAGAAAAGTTTTACCTTTTGTAAATGAAATTTATTTTCCTAAAAGAGAAGAAAAGATTTTATTCCAAGAGATAGATTCGTTTGTTCAAAAATATAAAAATTTACCTACAAAAGAATCAATACTGATAGAACTAGGCAATCGTAAAGATATAAACGAAGAAGAACACAAGATAGTAAAAGAATTAATTAACACATTAAATAACGAAGAAACTGAACAACAATGGTTGTTAGATACAACTGAAAAATTTTGTAAAGATCGTGCTGTACATAATGCTGTATTAGACGGTATAAAAATATTAGACGGTAAAGATCAAAAGAGAACACAAGAGGCAATACCTAGTATTCTTGCTGACGCATTAGCAGTTAGTTTTGATAATCATATTGGGCACGATTATATAGAAGACGCAGAAGCAAGATTTAAATATTATCATACAAAAGAGAAAAAGTATCAATTTGATTTATCTTATTTTAATAAGATTACAAAAGGCGGTGTGCCTAGTAAAACTTTGAATATTGCTCTTGCAGGTACAGGTGTAGGTAAATCTTTGTTTATGTGTCATTGTGCTAGTGCTTATTTGGCACAAGGTTTGAATGTATTGTATATAACTTTAGAAATGGCTGAAGAAAGAATTGCTGAAAGAATAGACGCAAACTTATTAGATACTACAATAGATGATCTACACGCATTACCAAAAGACTTATATGATTCTAAAATACTAAAAGTCAAAAACAAAACAAACGGTCAATTAATTATTAAAGAATATCCTACTGCTTCTGCTCATAGTGGTCATTTTAGATCATTGTTTAATGAACTTGCATTAAAGAAAAGTTTTAGACCAGATGTAGTATTCATAGATTATTTAAATATATGTGCTAGTGCTAGATTTAAAGGTGGTAATATATCATCATACTTTTATATTAAGGCAATCGCTGAAGAATTAAGAGGTCTTGCTGTTGAATTTAATGTGCCTATTTTTAGTGCAACACAAACAACAAGAACAGGTTTCGTTTCAACAGATATTGGTTTAGAAGATACGTCTGAAAGTTTTGGTCTACCTGCTACTGCTGATTTTATGTTTGCTCTTATGTCAAATGATGAGTTAGAACAACTAGGTCAAATGAAAGTTAAACAATTAAAGAATAGATATAATGATCCTGCTATAAACAGATCATTTATTGTAGGTGTAGATAGAGCAAAAATGAAATTATATGATGTAGAAAACAATGCTCAAAATATAGTAGATAGAGGAAAAGAACCTGAAGTAAAAGAAGACCCTTACGATAAATTTTCAGACTTTAAAATATGAACAGAAAATTAGACGATTATATTTTAAGACTTCCTAATTTTATACCTAACGAGGTGTGTGATAAAACATTAGAAGAAGTAAAAAATTTTGACTTTAAAGAACATTATTTTTACAATCATAAGACAGGTGAAAATAAAAATATTTCAGGTAACCAAGAGTTAGAAATAAGTTTTAGTCAAGTATCTAATCAAAATTATATTATGGAAAGATTGTGGTATGCTATAAACACTTATATAGGACATTTTAATTTTCCTTGGCACGATAGTTGGGAAGGTTATACTGAACCTAGATTTAACAAGTATTCAGAAAATAAAAAAATGCACGAACATTGCGATCATATACACTCTATATTTGATGGTAAAAAAAGAGGCATTCCTACTTTGAGTATATTAGGTTTGTTAAATGATGATTTTGAAGGTGGTGAACTTGTAATGTTTACTGATACAAACATTGAATTTAAGAAAGGTGACTTGATATTATTTCCGTCTAATTTCTTATTTCCACATAGAATTGAACCTGTAAAAAAAGGTACTAGATATTCATATATAAGTTGGAGTTATTAATGGCAAAAAAACAAAAAGTTAGATTCTATAAAGGCGATAGAAAACCTAAGTCGGATAAAGAGTACGATCAGTTATCTTACAAAGTTAAGATGAAAAAGAAAGGTCGTAAGATACTATGGCAAGTCATAGAACAACCTCACAAAAAAATCGTTGCAGAATATTTTTTTGAAGAAGACGCACAAAAACTAGCAGACTTTCAAAATAAACACCGTGTATTTCAATTAAACGGTGGCATACCATCATTTCTATATATTCGGGCTTGACACTCTCTTATAAATATGTTATAGGAGAGATATATGGCAGTAGCATATTTACAAGGCGGAGCACAGACAACGGTCACAGCAACTATGACCGAGTTATTTCCAGCGTTGTGGTTTAACACAAAAAATAAAAAACCTACAAGTATAAAAGAACTAGAAAACTTTATTTACGATTATGATAATAAAAGTAATAAAGCATACCTAGATGGACAAGATAGAGAATCAGGTGCAAAGAATATAGATTTAGCATTTACAAAAATTGAACCTAAAATGAAAGAGGTAAAATTACAAAATGCTTTTGCTATAACTAATTATCTATTTGACACACACGCAGAAAATCCTATAAATTATGTTGTATGGGGTTATAGAAAAAAACCTGTAGGTGTTCCTGAAAATCATTCAGGCGATATATTCTTAATTCACAAAAACAAAGACATAACAGGTGTAAGTTTAAAAGCAGGTTTAGACAAATCTATGGAACCTAAATTAAACACATATGTAGGTACAACTTTAAGACAACCTTATTACAAATCAATTGACTCTACAGCAGAGGCAAAATTAAAAAGAAGATTATGGAAAGAAGTTTACTCAAAAATTAAAGCGCCTAAATCTGTAAATGAAAACAATTATTATGTTACAAGTGGAGAAAGAACTTCAACAAATAAAGATATGGTAAGCTCTTTGTTAGCATTTTGGACTAGATCAGGTGGTGATAAACCAGGCAATCCTTTTGATAAATCATATCAAGTAATGACTAAAGTTTGTAGAGAAGAACTTGCTAATATTGTAAATAAGAATGTTAAGGCAACTAAAGAATGGATTAGAAAAGAATTTAGATTACAAAAAGAACAAGAGGTACCTTTAATTGTAATTAAAGCAGTAGGAGAAACTTATAGAGAATTAGGTGATCCTGTACCTAGATTTCTACCTAAGGTAACAAAAGTTAAAGCATATTTAAATAACAATTCTGTACAAGAATGGTTTATAGATTTAATGAGTAATAAAAAGAAATTAACTCTAAAGATGGTTATTAGATCAGATAGTGGATTTAGACCTGATAAACCTAAAGGTAAATTAGGTAAATTTAATATGTTAAAATTGCAGTACGGTGGAGTTAAAAAATAATATAAATAGTATTATTGAGTTATATGGAAAAAGTGATTATATTAATGGATAAATTGGAGAACAAATGTTTAGTTTTAAAGGTTTCATTACCACAGAAAAGAATACACACCTTGAGCATTTAGAAGACGATATAATTAATCGTGGCTCAGAGGGTGGAAAGAACGCAGTAAATTTTTTAAAGTCAGTTAGAAATATGCTAGCTGGTTCATCTAGCGGACGAGTTAATATGTCTGTTAAATGGGACGGCGCACCTGCTATAATATGTGGTATCAATCCAGAAAACGGCAAATTCTTTGTCGGTACAAAATCAGTCTTCAATAAAACACCAAAGATAAATTACACACCAGGAGATATATCTAAAAATCATTCTGGTCCTGTTGCTCTTAAATTAAATGCTTGTTTAAAAGATTTAAAAAGATTAGGCATAAGAGGTATCTATCAAGGTGATTTACTATTTACTAAAGGCGATCTAAAACCTGCTGCTATTGATGGTGAAAAAATGATTACTTTTACACCTAATACTATTACATACGCAGTACCTATGAACTCTAAATTAGGCAGACAAATTGTAAGAGCAAGATTAGGTATTGTTTTTCATACTTACTATACAGGTAAGAATATGCAATCATTAACAGCAGGATTTGGAACTATAAAAGGTAGAGGTGGTTCTTCAGCAGTTTATTTAGCAAGTGCAGGTTATACAGATACATCTGGTTCTTCTACTTTTACATCTGGTGAGTTATCCAGATTTGACTCATTAATAAGAATGGCAGAAGGTTCTTTAGCCAAGGCTGCACCTTTACTAAATGTTATGAAATCTAACGATAGTTTATCAGTAGGGTTTAGACTAAAATCATTTTTTAATTATTACATAAAGAATAGTAAAGGCAACTCTATGGCAAAAGTTAAAACTTTACAAGATATGTTTAGAGAATATTACGAACAAATATTAAGAGCAGAAATTAGTGCTAGAAAAACTGACAAAGGTAAAGAAAAATATAAAGAAGCATTAAAAACAGGATTAAATTTTATAGACAAAAATAGAAGTGCGTTATATTTTGCCATTGCTTCACACGTAAGTTTAGGTAATGCAAAGAATTTTTTAATACAAAAGTTATCGCAGATACAAAGTATAGGACATTTTATAAGAACACCTAACGGATATAGAGTAACTAATCCTGAGGGTTTTGTTGCAGTAGATAAAAAAGCAGGCGCAGTTAAACTTGTAGATAGATTAGAATTTAGTAGAGCAAACTTTACGATTGCTAAAGATTGGGTAAAAGGATAATGAAAAAAACTTTACAAGAAGTTAGAGAATATATTAACGAAGGTGTTTATGATCCTGGTATATTCAAAGCATTTTTTCTTGCAGGTGGACCTGGTTCAGGTAAAACATTTGTAACTTCAAGTGCGTTTGCAGGTACAGGATTAAAACTTGTTAATAGTGATATAAAGTTTGAAAGAGATTTAAGAAAAGCAAATCTATCATTAAAAATGCCAGATGAAGAAGCATACTTTAGAAATATAATTAGAAAAGGTGCAAAAGAATTTGTAGGTAAACAATTAGATCAATACTTACAAGGTAGACTAGGTATGATTATAGATAGTACAGCAAGAGATTATTCAGTTATACAAAGACAATATAATTTATTAAGAAATATTGGATACGATTGTTATATGGTATTTGTCAATACAAGTTTAGATGTTGCATTAGAAAGAAATAGAACTAGAAGTAGATCAATACCAGAATACATAGTACAAAAAAGTTGGAAAGGTGTTCAAGCAAATATGGGTGCATTTCAGAAAGTATTTGGACATAGTAAACTATTAATAGTAGATAACAATAAAGATGATAAAGAATTAGTTACACAAACTTTAAATACTGCTTCTCGTTTTATAAGAAGTAGATTAAGAACTAAACCAGAAAATGGAATTGCAATGTCGTGGATTAAAAGAGAGTTAGAGGCAAAGAAAAGAATATGAGATTTAAAGATTACATATTTAAACATCTAAAAGATAAACAACAAGATGAGGCAGTCATAGATATACCTAGACAGACTTACGCTGTAGGTGTATTCTCTAATCCTGAAGATAAAGATCCAAAAATCAAACCTGAAATTATCGGTCAGATAATGAAACAATTTACAGAATTTAAAAAAGAATATCCTATATTAGATTATTCTTTAATAGGTTCTATATTAACTAGAAGATATAGAGATGACGCTGACCTAGACATCAATGTTTTATTTGATGTGCCAAAAGAAAAACAAGAAGAAGAAAGATTAAGATTATCTCAAAAGTTTTTATCTGCTAAAAATCCAGATAACATACAAGGTAAGTTAATACCTGGTACAAGACACCCTATTAATTATTATTTTATTACAGACAAAGAAACTTATGACGATCAGAATAAAAAGGCAGACGCAGTATTTGATATAGGTAAAAATAAATTTATTAAACGACCTGAAGATTTTGAATTTGATCCTGCGTTATATGTAAAAGATTTTGAGAAGAAAGTACAAGAGATAGATGTAATCAAAGGCGAATTAAAAAGAGATATAATAGATTACAAAGAATTAAAAGGACTAAAAACAAATGATGTTTTGAATTTACAAGATAAAGTAAAAGACAAGTTAGAAGAAATAGAAGATAGTATAGAAGACATTATAAAAATAGGTGATATGGTTGACGCTGAAAGAAGAAAAGCGTTTGATAGTGATATGTCGCCTGAAGAAATAAGACAATACGGTATAAAAAATAGATTACCTAAAGCAGTAATCTATAAGATGTTAGAGAAATACCATTATATAACTTTCTACAAATATTGTAAGAAGATATTAGATGATGGTGTAGTAACTGATAAAGAGATTGACGATTTAGATATAAACGAGGCAAGAAGAAAGTCAATTGCATTTACATTTGGTAGATTTAATCCACCAACATCTGGACACGAAAAACTAATTAAGAAAGTTGCAAGTGTCAGAGCAGATACATTTAAAATATTTTTAAGTAGAAGTAATGATCCTAAAAAGAATCCATTATCTCCTAGAACTAAATTAACTCATATGAAATTTATGTTTCCTAAGTATAGTAGAAACATTGAAATCAATAACACAAATATGATTTTAGATATTGCAAGTAATTTACATAGACAAGGATATACTGAAATCTTTATGGTTGTAGGTAGTGATAGAGTTAGAGAGTTTGAAACAATACTTAACAAGTATAATGATGTAAGAAGTAGGCACGGATATTATAACTTTGATAATATTAATGTATTATCAGCAGGTGAAAGAGATCCAGACGCTGAAGGTGTATCAGGTATGTCAGCAAGTAAGATGAGGGATGCCGCTAGTAAAGATGATTACAATACATTTAAAAAAGGTGTACCTACAGGATACAGAAACGCAGATGATTTATTCAAAGACGTAAGAAAAGGAATGAGATTAGTAGCAAGTATGGAATACGATACTAACTTTAGACCAATTAAAACTTTACAAGAATTTGAACAAAAACAAATAAGAGATTTATATATTAGAGAAATGATCTTTAATATAGGAGATCAAATTAAATATATCAAAGAAGATATTGATGGTAAAGTGATTAGAAAAGGTACAAATTATATTGTACTAGAAGATAACAACAATAATTTACACAAAGCTTGGATATGGGATTGTTTACCTAATCCAGCAGATAGAGAGGCACAAGTGCGAGAACACAATTTAGATGTAGATTACGGCTTTACAGCTGTTTCTACTAAAGAAGATATGGATAGGTTGCCACAAGACAAAGATGTTAAGAAAAAAGATGGTACACAACCTAAAAAGTATTATAAAGATATGTCAAAAGACACAAAATCAAAAAGAGCAGATCATTTTAAGAAGACAGATACTACTAAAAATGACAATGATCCTGCACCAGGCGACAAAGACGCAAAGACAAAACCTAGTACACATACAAAGAAATTTAAACAGATGTACGGAGAGGTTACTGAAAGAAAACAAAAACCTTATGTATCATCAGCAAACGGAGTATATAGTGTATTAAATGGTGATGGAAAAGAAGTATTTAAGACTAGAGATAAGACACTAGCACACGCTTGGTTTAAAAAGAACTATGATAAAATTAAAGAGTCATATGATATAGGACACGATTACGCTAAACACGCTGTATCAATTACACCTGGACAAGACGGATATGACCCTAATTATCAAGGCGGATCATATAAACCTGCAGTAGATAATACTTCTGGAGATCAAGTAGTAAATAGACCAATAAGTGATGATATTTCTGTAAAAGATGTCAACGATTGGGCAACTTCAAGTGAAACAATAGATAAATATAAGGAAAGATACAAAGAAGAATGGCAGAAAAAGTTATCCGAAGTTGTATCTAAAATGATAAGGAATTTGTAATGTTAAGTTTTTCAGATTATAAAGATAGAATATCAAAGTCGGTACACTATCATATAGAGAACAATATACCGTTCGCCGAGAACATTTATAGGGTTCATAGTGAAGAATTTTACAAATTGTTTAGAGAAGCAAGAGAGTTATATAATGAAGGATTATTAACTGAATTAAATTCTTTTGATAAAGAATTACTTAATACAGATATTGGCGAATTTGGTCTGTATGAAAAAAGAAAAGTGCCTTTAGATGTACCTATACAGGTATCTGAAGACGAAAAAGATCCACCACTTAATAAACCTAAAAGAGGTGGACCTAAAAAGTTTTATGTCTTTGTAAAAGACGGAGATAAGATTAAGAAAGTTACTTGGGGCGACACTACTGGTTTAAGTGTTAAGTTAAAAGATCCTGAGGCAAGAAAATCTTTTGCTGCTAGGCACAAATGTGCTCAACAAAAAGATAAAACAAGTGCTGCTTATTGGGCGTGTAATTTGCCTAGATATGCAAAGAGTTTAGGAATGAGTGGTGGTGGAAATTTCTTTTGGTAATGTTAGAAGATTATTATAAACCTTTTGAAGACTTTGATAATGCAGGTGTTAAAAACATCTTCACTAGAGTTTTTAAAAAGAGTGTGAAAAGAAAACAATTACTTTGGCATAAAGATAGAAAAGATAGAAAAGTCAAAGTGATATATGGTACAGGTTGGAAATTACAATATGATAATCAGTTACCTACTGAACTAGAAGTTGGTCAGAATTATTATATAAACAAAAACGAATTTCACAGATTACATAAAGGTAATGGTGAATTAAAGTTAGAGATAAAAGAATATGAGTAAGACATTAAAAGAAATGAGAGTACACTTGCTACAAGAACAAGAAGCAAGTAAAACAGAATTACAATATATCAGAGCAAAGACAGCAAGTAATAATCACTTTGAGGCAAGAAGATATATTGCAGACAGAATTTTAAAAGACAAGAAGTTAGCAGACGCTTACTCATCTTTACAAAAAATACACGATACTTATGCTAGAGTTATCGGCAATGACGCCATACAGATTAGACAAAGACTTGAAAAATCTATGATGGCAGATTTAAAAAGAAAAGTTAAAAATTGGGACGATATATATTCGGCACTATAAGGGGAGAACAATGGTACATATAAGAACATTAATGGATGAAATGATACGAATTGACGAAGGTAGAATGAAAGACATTTTTACTGCTAACCAAGAAGGTGAAAGTGCTGAAGAAATTGCAAAGAGATTAAAGTTACCTATAAAAACGGTCAAAAGTATTTTAGGTGAAGAAGGCGAAGACATAGTAGAATTTACAGATAGTCAATTAGATGTATTGGCAAGACAATATCAATCATTAGCAGGTAAAACTATTTCAATAGATCAGGCAAATAAATTAAGAAAAATATTTAAAGGTGTGCCTGACAGATCACTAGACGCATTAAGAAGAAAGAAAATTCCTTTTCTATCTGGTTTAGCATTATCTCGTATGGTACAAAAAGGTATGCCTGTTAAAGAAGAATTAGATGAGGCACCAGACCCTACTCAATATGGTCCTGATAAAGTTGCAAAGGCAATGGCAATTGCTGTAAAAAGTGATGGAAATTATAGTCAGGCAGTAAGAGAAATAGAAAAGATTGGTAGAGGTTTATCTAAAGTATCTACTATTGCAAGAGCATTAAAAACTGCTAATGAACAATTATCTATGAAAGCAACTTTTAGAAACGGTGATGACAAAACTTTTAAAGGTAAGACTGCTAGTGATATTAATAAACAAGTTAAAGAATATGAAAAGAAAAATAACACAGGTCTTCAACACGATGGACCTATGATAAAAGAAAAGAAATCAGCATTTAGATTATCTTATAGTGATAGATACGGTAAACACGCTGGATTTGAAGACGCAGATACTTTAGCAGATTTACAAAACAAGGCAGCTAATTTAAGAAAAAAAGGATTTAAGATAGATAAAATGGGTAGAAATACATCACCTATTAAAGATGAAAATATAAAAGAGGCAAGATATAGAGTATCAGGTACAATGACTTATAGAGGCATTAGTGGCAATGACGGTTTTGAAATGGTTATCAATGCAAGAAATGAAGAGGATGCTGAAGATAAGGCATATAAAGAATTAGATAAGGCAAGAGATAGAAAAAAAATAGGACCAGGTGGCGGCGGAAGTATAGAAGATGTTGATATAGAAGGTGTAGAAAAAACAAATGATCGTTTAGATCCACCATCACACTTTAGAGTATCAGAATTTGATCCATCAGTTAAAGAATCAAACCTAGATGTTGACAATGTTGATAAGAAAGATTCATCAAAAGAAAAAGAATTAAAAATAAAATTAGATAAAGAAAAAGACCAAGACGCATTAGAAAAACAATTAGTCGCTGCTCAAGGTCAAATTAATTTATTGAAATCAAAATTAGAGAATGAAAAAAATAGAGCAATTAAACCTGAACCTAATCCTGAAACAGGTGAGGTTCCTTTAACGGTTGGTATTGCACATAAACTAATCAAAGATAAACAGGATAAAGAAATGAAAAAAGAAGAAGTAGATAATTATCCGACTAGTGATATTAATAAAAAGAAGCACGCTGCTTATAAGGACCCTAAAAGTGGCGAAAGAAAACCTGTACATACACACGAAGGTGCTAGACTAGTCTATGAAACTATTAAGGGTTTAAAAAATAAAGCAGATAAAACAGGAATGCCTTATTCTATCTTAAAGAAAGTTTACGATAGAGGTATGGCTGCGTGGAGAGGTGGTCATAGACCAGGTACTTCTCAACAACAATGGGCATTTGCTAGAGTAAATTCATTTGTTACTAAATCATCAGGTACTTGGGGAGGTGCTGATAAAGATTTAGCAAAACAAGTTAGAGGGAGTAAAAAGTAATGAACAAGTATTTAAAAACTAAAGAAGGTAGTATTGAAGATTTAGCAAAACAAATGCAAAACAAAGTTATGGAAAATGACTACCAAGATAAATTTAAAAAAGAACTAGACAAAGCAGGTAAACCATTAGGTCAAATGACTGGTGCAGAAAAGAAATCTTTTTTTAATAAAGTTGACAAAATGCACAAAGGTAAAAATGAAAGTTTAGATAATAAAGATAAACCTGCTTTAAAGAAAGTTATAACTAAATTAAAAGGTGCAAGTCAGGCACACGCTGATCAGGCAAAAGGTTTAGAAAAAGCATTGAAGACTGAAAAGGTAGATAATCCTTATGCAGTAGGTATGTCGCAAGCAATGAAATCAACTGGCGATAATCCACCTTTGAAAAAATCTACAATCACAAAAGCACACGACATAGCAAAGTCTATTAAGAAAGACGAGATGAAAGAAACTCATATGTCAACTGCTAAGAAACAAAATCAAAGTCAAAAAGACGCTAAAGGTGAAAAAGAAATTGTAAAGTTAACTGCTAAAGAAGATAAAGAGTGGAAAACTTTTGCTCAGATGAGAGCAGAAATAGATGAAGCTTGTTGGGATTCTCATAAACAAGTCGGTTTCAAAATGAAAGGCGGCAAGAGAGTACCTAATTGTGTGCCTAAAAATGAAGAAGCAGATAAGGCAGATAAGGGTGAAAAAGAACAAGAAGCAGGCGAAGATACAAGAAATAAAAAATCTAAAACAATGACAGGTCAAGTTGCAACTTCACCTGAAATGAATCCGAAAGTAGATTACAAATACTAGAACTATGAAACCACGTATCTATTGTGATATGGATGGTGTTCTTTGTGATTTTAAAACTGCCGCTCAAAAGGCAACAGGAATGCCCATATCAAAATGGATGTATTCTAGTAAATCAGAAAAGTGGCAACCGATCA